TTGAGAGGTTGTATTCTCAGTTGCGTGGTAATATAGATCTATCAATAGATCTACTTCAACATAAGCAAACGACGTCTATGGTGAAGTCAGCAGTTGGTGTGCTTGGTAGTTTGCCGAAAGTTGTGGCGTCGATAAAACATCAACCAACCAAAGTAGCCAGTAATCTCTGGCTTCAATGGGTGTATGGTGTCAAACCGACAATGTCAACCATTTATGACACGTGCAAACTCTTCAATGCCACCCCTCGACGCGGTATATACCGTTTAAAGGGGAGAGGTTATGATGAGGCTACGCGAGTCATATCATGGGACGCATTAGGCGATACGAATTTACTAGCCAAAACATCTGAGGAAGCCAATTACCGTGCAATTGTCTGTTGCGATTTTGATATTAACCCTTCGGTTATTAACAATCTCGCTCAACTGACTTCGCTGAATCCAATCAGCATTGCTTGGGAACTTGTTCCTTACTCTTTTGTTGTTGACTGGTTTTTCGACGTAGGCCAGTATCTACGTAACCTTGAAAGTGCGCTCTTCTCGCGAAGCGCGTTCGTTCGTGGTTATGTGACACAAGGCGTACGGATTGAAGGGGTTACAGAAGTCCTCGGGTCTTACGTTTCAGGCTTTAACACCAGGCATGTTGATGCCCAAGGTGGTTATCGCGTGACTCGCAAATCTCGGGTACTTCTCTCTTCATCACCCATGCCCCGGCTACCTTCGATCAAAGTCGATCTTGGGTCTAGCCGTATACTTTCAGCCGTGTCTTTGACGCGTCAGAAGCTTCGACTGTGATGGTAGCTTTAGCCATCTCACGTTGAGTTTTAGCAACTCAACTTCCTTTTCACCTTCTAAGGGAATTACCCTCATGTCCGCAGTCGTTAATATCGTACTAAACGATGCACAGGCAACCCCTGTAGCGCACACTTTCATCCCACTTGGGCCTGATCAGAACGGCGTGTGGTGGTGGGAAGATCAAACGGGAACATCGCCGATCGGTTACAACCGTATCAGCATGCAACTCGTTCGAAATTCTCGCAACGCATCCGGTCAATCAGCAGGTGCTACGACTTCTCGTGTGAAAGTAGCAATTCACACTCCGAAGATGGAGACGCTCAGCAATAACTGTGCGGGCCTTACGCCCCCACCGCAAATTGCTTACACGCCTCGTTGCACCATTGAGTTCATCATTAGTGATCGCGCTTCTCTCCAAGATCGCAAAGATCTGCGTAAATACGTGGATTTCTTGATCGCGGAGACGCAGCTCACTGATATGGTTGAGAATCTCCGTAACGTTTACTAACGTCTGAGGAGTCTTTCCCATGAAATGCAAAACAGAGTTGTCTCTGCGTGACGAAGTTTTCTTCGCCCTTTGCAAATCGGTGAACACGCCTGTAAGTCTTGGAATGTGGCTTCGTATGAAATACGGGGATCACAAGTCCATCGCTACAACTACGGTGGATCCAAGATCGTATCTAAATGCTTCTGCTTTTGCGAAAGATTACGTAGTCTGTTCTTTGTACTCTAAGTACAAGGGACTTGACACCGCAATCGACCTAAAAGCTGTAGCACTCGACAGTTTCAAATCTGCCGAGATCAGTTGTCTCGAAACAAACAAGAGGATAAGAAAGCTTAGGTATGAGGGCTTTGGTGCCCTCCTCGAGCCGATACTCTTTCGTGCTCGAAGGAAAATATCTTCGCTTCTAGGTCCTTTCAGTTTATTCAAGATTTCTGATGGATACGGGTGGGGTCCCGGCGCAAC